CAAGATGTAGTTTATGCACAAATATTAACAGCAACAGAAGATGTTTCTGATGGTACTGAAGATGGTGTTATGAATTTCAGAGTGATGAAAGAGGGAACTTCGAGAGAACATATTAGAATGTCAGGTAGTGGTGGAGTAGTTATTAACGAAGCCTCTTTAGACATAGACTTCCGAGTAGAATCTGATGGTAATGCTAACATGCTATTTGTTGATGGCGGCAACGACCATGTTAACATAGGTACTGCTACTGACTTAGGTGGTGTATTAAATGTTTCTGGTAATGGTGTATTTCAAAACGCTGACCAAACTGACACTTTATCTTTAGTAAATACAGATGCTGATGCTAATGTTGGCCCAAGATTAAAGTTTGCTCGTAACTCTGGTAGTCCTGCTGATGGAGATGTTACAGGTGACATAAGATTTGAAGCAAAAGATGATGGTGGCAATGATTTTACACAAGTTACAATAGTAAGTACATTAGAAGATGCTACTAATGGTACAGAAGATGCTCAACTTGCTTTTGATGTAATGTTAGCGGGAACTTTAAGAGAAAGAATGTCCTTCGGTCCAGGAGGAACAATTTTTAATGATGACTCACAAGACCTAGACTTCCGAGTAGAATCTAATGATGCAACTCATATGTTATTTGTTGACGGTGAAAATAATAGAGTTGGTATAAATACAAGTTCTCCAACTGTTGAACTTGAGGTAGTAGATACTGGTGGCTCAAGTCTTTTAAGAGTTACTGGAGATGCTAGTGGAGCTGTTACATCTCAATTAGCAGGTTCATCTTCTGGTTATGGAGCTGTTGGAACTACAACTAACCACGATTTTGTTTTTCAAGCTAATAACGCTGAAAAAATGAGACTTGATAGTGATGGTAATGTGTTGGTGGGTGGTACTAGTTCTAGTTTTCCATTAAATGAAAGAGCAACAAAAATATTTGGTTCAAATATGGGAATTAGTCATAATACATCTAATAGTGATGGAGATTCATATATTAGATTTGGTTATAACACTAGCACAATAGGTTCTATTACACAAAATGGAACAACAGCAGTAGCATACAACACATCTTCAGACTACAGATTAAAAGAAAATGTAAATTACGACTTTGATGCAACTTCTAGATTAAAACAATTGAAACCAAGTAGATTTAATTTTATAGCTGATGCAGATACAACAGTTGATGGTTTCTTAGCTCACGAAGTTTCAAGCATTGTGCCTGAAGCAATTAGTGGTGATAAAGATGCAACAGAAACTAAAACAAATGTTGTTGTACATGCTGATGGTCACGTAATAGATGAAGGAATTACAGAAACTAAATGGACTGCAGGTAAAGTTGCAGATGAAGAAGGTAATACAAAATACCCATCTGATTCAACTTGGGCAGCTAGTAAAGTTGTTCCTGTGTATCAAGGCATAGACCAATCTAAACTAGTTCCATTACTTGTTAAAACAATACAAGAACTAGAAGCTAGAATAGTTGCTTTAGAAAGTTAATAATATATAATAGTCTAAAACAAAGGAGACATTATGTTTACAATAAACGATAAAGAATACGATCAAACTACATTATCTGATAAAGGTAAAGCAGTGTACGCTAAGTTGATGAGACTTGGTGAGCAAAAAGCTGACTTGGATATTGTCATAAACTATTGGACAGCACAGCTACAAGCTGAACTGCCTAAAGAAGAAGTTACTGATGGATCAGAGTCAAAAGAATAGCGTAGATATTGCACGTCTAGAAGGCAAAGTTGACGTAATAGCAGAACGATTAACCCTAATGAAGGACAATCACCTGTTTCATATCGAGAAAGATATGCGTCAACTGCGTGCTTTAGTGTGGTTTATTGGTACTACTGTCTTTGCACAGATGCTCTATATAATAGTAAGATCTCTTGTTTGACTTATATTAGCAAATAAGATTATGTTTACATATGAACAAACGAATACTTGTAATAAGTGATACGCATTGTCCTTACCATCATCCTGATTTAATACCTTACTTAAAAGCTATTAAGAAGAAATACAAACCTGATCGTGTAATACACATAGGTGATGAGGTAGACTCACATGCAATATCATTTCATGATTCAGATCCTGATCTGTATAGCGCAGGTGATGAACGAGAACAATCTTTAAAGACTATTCATGCTATGGAGAAACTATTTCCTGTAGTAGATTTAATGGATAGTAATCATGGTAGTTTAGTATACCGTAGACAAAAAGCTACAGGTCTACCTAGAGCTGCAATGAAAACTTATAATGAATATTTAGAAGTAGGACCAGGTTGGAAGTGGCATGATGATCTGCTTATTACTATGTCTAATGGACAACAGGTATACTTCTGTCATGGTAAAGCTGCCAATGTATTAAAGGTAGCACAGCAATATGGATGTCCTACAGTACAAGGACACTACCATTCTAGTTATTCTATACAATACTGGGGTAACCCCAACAGTTTAAACTGGGGTATGCAAGTCGGATGCTTAATAGATGCTAAGTCTCTAGCATTCGAATACATGAAAACACAAAAATCAAGACCAATTATTGGATGTGGCGTTATATTAAATGGACTCCCAAAGTTGATACCTATGGTTTTAAATAAAGGCGGACGATGGAACAAGGAACTGACTTAGAATATTTGACTACACCCAAGCAGGGGATTAAGATAGTTAAAAACAAACTTTATTTATATATCAATTCAACAAGAGGAATCTATGCAGAAAACAGACTTACAAGCGAAGATGCAATTAATCTCGCAAGACAATTACTTAATGGAGCAAACCAACTTAACTGAGGAGCCAATTATGTATGAGCCTGAAAGCAATAGAAGAATAGGTGTTACAAGAAAGTATATTCATAATAATAAAAAGTTTTATTTAAATGTACAATATGACAATGAAGCATTACCTAGAGTAGTAAGAGTATTTACTGAATCTAAATGGGGAACTGAATATGCAGATATATGTATGGATTGTTCTGATGATGTAACATATAGATTACAAACTTATCGTAACCCAAAAGGATCTTTAGAAAAAATGGCAACCGAAGTACCAAGAAGATCAACTGGTGAACCAACTACAATTAAAGGATTGATTGTAGATGAATTAATTAAATCTTATTATTTGGAGGAATAACATGAACGACTTAAAAGAACTAATTAAATATACATGGAATAACATGGATAAAAAGAAACAAATAGCTATTGGTGTAATAGTACTAGTTATCATTGTTTTCATTGTTGCTTAATGGATATTATTAAGGCTAGAATTAAAGCTCATGAGGGCTATAGGTTAGAGCCTTACAAAGATACCCTTGGTTTTCTTACTGGTGGCTGGGGGCATAAGATATTAGGTGGTGAAGAAGTACCTGAATCTGAGGCAGGCTGGCAAGAGCTATTTGATAAGGACTTTGATATCGCTTTAAAGGGGGCAAACAGCCTCATACAAGAGCATTTAGAGAATACTCTATACTCTGACCTACCTCAGATTAAAAAGGCTATTATACAAAGCATTCTAATTGAAATGTGTTTCCAGCTAGGACAGGCTGGAGTAGGTAAATTTAAGAAAATGTTCAAAGCGCTTAGAGAATGTGACTTTTCTGAGGCAGCATTACAAATGCAAGATTCTCGCTGGTATCAACAAACACCAGCACGTTGCTTAGAACTAAGCAATATAATTAAAATTATTTAGGAATACATATGTGGTTACAATTACTGCCTACTGTCTTAAAGACAGGGGCTTCGATATTTGCTAATAAGCAAAAGGCTAAGATATTAATGTCTGATGCAGAACTATTGCATGCACAGAAGATGGCTAATGGTGAAGTAGAATACCAAGCTGCAGTTAGGCAATCAAATGACAAAGGCTGGAAGGATGAGTTTGTACTGATCCTAGTGTCAGCTCCTGTACTGTTATTGTTATGGAGTGTGTTTAGTGATGATCCTAATATACAAGAGAAGCTAGATATATTTTTTGATAAATTTTCTAATCTACCTTTCTGGTACCAATCGTTATTTATCGGTGTAGTCGCATCTATCTATGGACTCAAGGGCGCAGATATATTTAAGAAAAAATAATGTTTTTTATAATTACTATAATGCTTACGTTTACTACAGGTGAACAGTTTACTAGAGAGTATAAACTAAAATCATTTAATGATACTTGGGCTTGTTGGGAATATGTAACTGATAATAAGGTTGAATTACTTATGCCACACATAGAAGCATTTGGTGATAGTTTACAAGGTTTTGAATTTTATTGCGAAAGCAGATACGGAGAAGAAGTATGAAGTCAGCACTAATACCTGCAGGTCTATGTGTATTTATGTTATTATGTTTTAGTTGGATCATGGACTCTGCACTTGCAGACAATGATGTAACCAGTAGTGGATCAACTACAAATGACCAGGTAAATTCTAGTGGGAGTAATACTGCGATCACAGGCGGATACAATTCTGAAAGTACAACAAATTTTCAAAGTGGCAGTTCAAGTAATACTACAAGTACTACTAACAATACTACTAATGCATACACTGGTGACTCACGAGTAGTACCGAGTGCATCAGCTCCTGCTATATCTAGTA